TCTTGTGCTCCCCTGGCTTTACCCGATTCTGATATTTCACTATCTACTTTCTTTTGTAGACTTTGTAGAGAAGATACTATACCTTCTACATCTTTCAATGCTTTGGTTACATCACCTACTTTATACATAGGCCTACCATTTCCATCTGTTTTTTCAAGTATTTTTGGATCTTCAAGAAACTTACTGACTGTATCAGCAGCCTTCAAGGAAGAATTAAGCAGTTTTTGCGATGGTGTAACTGTCAATTGCTTAGAAACCTTCATTGCTTCTACAAGCATTTCAGATGGCTTAAAATCTTCAGGTAATCCTTCCTGTTCAACAATGGCCTTACTCCTTTCTTCATAATCAAGTATATAGGAGTAGGAACTTTGTGGACTAACCATAAACCATAAATAAGATAGTTGTTGAAAGAATCTTTCCTTTCTTTCAGAACGATCAGCATTATATAGCCTCCTAATAGGTCGAATTAATAGAGCCTCAGGAGTAACTTGTAATTCATAATTTTCAAAACTTAACAGTTTCATATTAGTATATTTTATTATTTATCTAAACGAGTTACATCTACATTTGGACTATATCCCCATACATAACCTTTTGAAGTATAATTTGCACCAAAGGTTGCGCTCTTATCATCACAATAACTGTACATAATTAAATGTTCCATTAACAAGCTTTTCATAGGCAAATTCCCCTTGACCAAACTTCAGTAGTTTCCATAATGTATTTAGAACCATCATATCATATTTATGAAATTCCTTTTTCTTATCATTCAGTTGCTCTTTATTAATTGTATGATGTACTCTAATTAAAGGATATTTATGGTCTGCATCAATAAAAAAGTATATGATAGTATCCAAAACTACATCTTCACCCTCCCTCATTGTATGACTTTCAAGAGATAAATGACCTCTTGCTTCTAAATTCCTTTGTTTCCTTTCCAACTCAAGATTGGAGTTTATTACTGCTAATATATCACTCAGTGTGTACATAATAAATAACTTTAAATTTAAAAAGCCCAAGCCTGCCAATAAACAGACTCAGGCTCTCTCCTAAAAACAATCTTCTATTCTTAATTTAACAAAACCTTCTTATCTTTCGGCATAATCAACTTAGTCTGAGCCTCCTTAACTTCTTCTCCTTCAAAGACAAACTCAATGTCTCTGTCTACCAATAACAAGCATTCTTGAGGATTTCCTTCTGTATCATCAATAGTTACCCAAGGCATATTGAATCCAATGGTGCTATTCATTCCCATATCTTCCTTTACAGAGTTAGGATCATATCTCTTAACAGCATAGTTCTTAGGATTAATCATCACCTTGTCTCCTATCTTAATATCTCTGACCATAGAGCCAACAGACAACACTGTCTGATATAACTTGAGGTCTCCTTTCTTTGCAATAATAAGACCATTCTGTCTCTCATCCTCTTCATACTTGTCACCAGTAGTAAGAATGTTGGTAAAGAGGGGCTTAATCTGTTTAATATGTAACATATTTTTAACTGGTTAATTTTTGATGTACTTGTTTAACTCTTCTATATCTTTCAGGAGTAACATAAAGCTTACCTATACTAGGAATATTAACATTGGGTTTAAGAGCTAAAAACTCTTCTTCAGTCAAATCTTCTTTTAAAGGCAAAGCTTTAATATGCTCCTTTACTGCTCTCCAAAAAGCTCTGTAGGTTTTGTCTACCAGCTTTTCATTGAGACCAGTAGATTCAGCTACTCTTGTTACTATCTCTTCATAAGTCATTTGATAATATCATCTTTAAAGAGAAGCAGTAACTGACAGTAACCATTATTGTCCTTACTAATGCGAGGTATCAGCTTGGAGTTAATGCCTGCTTCAGTAATAATACCCTTACTCCTCAGATTACTCATTAACACATAAAAATGAGCCAGAGTAATACCACATTCCTCCAATACTTTCTGCCTAGTATCAATACTCATCAGCTGAGAGTCTATTAGAGTAGGGTCAAGGATCTTCTTAGACAGCTCATGTCTTTGCTTCAGCAGACTGGCAACTAAGTCAATCTCTTTAGGAGTAAGTCCAATAAATGGAGTCATAATAATACACCACCACTTAAAGAAGTTCCTTTCAGAATTCCCCTCAATGGTAAACATATTATCTGGCTTATGGTTAAGCCAACTCCATTTCTCTTCCTTGAGTTGAGTGTCCTTCTCCATACTAATTCTTCTTTTCTTCTTCAGAATTCTCTTCTGGAGGAGTCATCAAACCCTCAATCTCCATGATGCAGGCATTGACAAAGTCACGACCAAAGTTATACTTGTCCTCATGATTAGCAACCTCTACAATCTTCAACAGATAATCCAGTCTGTTAATGGTATTGGCAAAGGAAGAAAGCTGCTGATTCTGCTGCCTTAAATATCTGACTTCATTCCACAGCTTGTCTGCCATATCCTTCAGCTGGTCATAAGACAGCTTCTGCTGACCATTCTGAGTGTTACCCTGCTTGCCAATGTTAGGCTGCATCTTAATCTCTTTTACCTTCTGCTCTTCCATAATTTTAAAATTTAATTTGTTATCCTTTAATATAATCCATTAATTTCATTCTTAAATCATCCAACCTGTTATCCTTTACTAGTTTATCAAACAGGAGGACAATAGAATCTGCTTTACCATACCCTCCAGGAAATCTGGGATAAATACTGCGTATGACATCTTTCCATTGTGGGAGGTTGTAAAGTCTATCCATTAGCTCTGACCTTGTGAGCTTGAACACAGGGTTCTTCTTTGGATCAGTACCTTTTACAACATATTTATGACCATACTTTCTTTCATACAGTTTCTCCCACTCATATACCGAAGCTTCTTTAATCTCACAGCAACCACAGTCCTCACAGTAATCCATGTCTAAAGAACTCTCATGCTTGATTTTCGGAGAGAAGCACTTAGCACAATAGGCTATAGGCTCTAAGTCATAGTCATTGATTTTTTCCTGCTGTGACATAGTGAGAGGATTTTAGTTATATACATTATTTATAATATAACAAAATGAACCCACCATTGTTAGGCAGTACCTGCACAATATCTTCTCTCTGGATATTACGGGCATTAACCTGCTCCACAATCTCCCTGAGAGTAGCCGAATAAAAGGCTTCCATCTTCTTGTTATCCTGTTCCATATCAGAGATTATTTCTTACCAGTTCTTGACATTGTCCTTACTTTAGCTGCATTCTGCATAGCACTGGCTCTCTTGTTTAAGTCCTTTGCCTGCTTCTCAGCCTCCTTAATAGCCCTATTCATACGAGCCTTATCACTCATAATCTCCTGATACCTCATCATAGTGTTGGCATCACTCTCTGCCTGCCACTGTAATTCCTGCTTAGATGTCTTTGTTGCCATATCAGTACGTTTTTAGAAGTTAGAATTTTCTTTACAATATCGCTTAAAGTAACACTTTAACCTTTTGTATATAAGTGGTTGTATTAGTGTCAATTATTAGCTTATGGAATTATGGCACAAAGATATACATTTTTATTTAAACTTCCAAAGGATTATCCTTAAATTTTAAAAATTTAACAGTTCCAGCCCTCTTGTTTTAGGTCTGATTCTTTTTGTTTTTGTTTTATTCTTTGTATTTTTGCAACCAGTAAGTAATTAAAAAGAGGCTCAAAAATACCTAAAAGCACATCATTTATTACAAATTTATTACACCTCCTCATGCACCCCATATAACATAATAACACAACTCTCTGACTTTCAGTCATCTATATCTCTTTCTCTTGTCTTGGGTTTGAATCCCAACGGGTTCACAAAAGCAGAAAAGATAGGAGCATAGCTCAGTTGGTTTAGAGCGCTTCAGTCACATTGAAGAGGTCTTGGGTTCGAGTCCCAATGTTCCTACAAGTAAAGGTTTCCATAGATGTAGAAGGTCAGAGCAAGACTTTCTACATTTTGTTTTTGTACACATCGCAAACTAAAAACATTTATTACACATTTATTACAGGTTTGGATTTTATTCTTTACACTTTTCCTAAAAAGAAGCAGCAAATAACCCTTAAACATCTTTTTAATAATGATTAACACTTTACCTCAACTTTCATTCATCTTTGACAGGAGAAAGATAGCAAGTCCTGCAAAGAAGTCATCCTTAGAAATAAGGATTACTCATAACTATAAACAGAAGTATATCAACACAGGAATCAAGTTATATCCTAATCAATGGAAGAATGGTAAGATTGTTAACTGTCCAGATGCCCTACAGATAAGTCAGGCACTTGACAAGCTACTTAAAGATGTCAGACAAGTACTTCTTAATATGATTGAAGAAGGGGAAATAGATATATACTCTATATCAAGCAGACTTGTTAAAATCAAAGAAGGTAAGATATCTTTCTTAGACTTCTGTAAGCAAAGAATTACTATAAGAAAGTATGGTAAGGCATCAGGAAGTCAGAAAAGATATGATATCTTCGTAGAGCACTTCAGTAAATGGAATAAGATAAAAGATTTCTCTGACATCACAGAAGCCAACATCATGGAGTATGACATATACTTAGCTAAGTCAAACATGAAACCTAGTAGCAGATGGAGTAACTATCATAAGTATCTGAATGGTTTTATACTTGATGCTATTAAAGAAGGATATATCTCAAAGAATCCATATAAATGGGTAAGCTTAGACAGGGGAAGAGATAACTTAGGAATCAACAAATACTTGACTCTAGAAGAGTTTCAGAAGATAAGAGATACTGTAATGCCTACACAAAGTCTGGAAAAAATTAGAGATGTGTTTGTTTTTCAAACATACACCTGTTTAAGATACTCAGACCTAAAAGCATTCAATCCTAAAAAGATACAAGAGATTAAGGGAACTCATGTATATATAAATGGTAGTATCAAAACACATATAGACTTTGTAGTACCTCTACTGTCTCCTGCCCTTGAGATACTACATAAGTATAATAACAGACTTCCTGTCATAACTAATATAAAATATAATGAGTATCTTAAGCTAGTTGCCCAAGCAGCTGGTGTAGATAAACCTATCACAAGCCACTGGGCAAGACATACAGGAGCTACCATGTTATTAAACAGTGGAGTTCCTATAGAGATTGTATCAAAGATATGTGGTCATTCATCTATAAAGATAACTGAGCAAATCTATGCTAAGCTTCTTGATGCAACTGTAGTAAATGCTATTAAGAATCTAGATACAAAAACTCTCCTCTAACCCGTAGAGGAGAGAAAAAACATTAAAATAAACCGCAACAAAATCAGTATTAACCCAAGCACTTTACTATTTTAGTATCTCTATATACTTACTGCTCTGCTTATCCACATAAGGATTCCTCTCAACTACATCTACATGAATAATTACATGTTTCCTTTGAAACCAGCGGAAAAGAAAGAACTTCTTAGGAGGATTAACAGTTTCCTTCTTGCTGGAGACTATAATATGTTTCTCACTCTTAAAGTATGGTTTTACAGCAATCATGGAAGGATACTTAAGTCCTAGCCGCAAATTGTACCATTCATCCCCGATGAGTGTATCTATTGCCAGTGATGGCTCTCTGAACAGAGTGTCTACCTGAGTAATGGTAATAGTATCTGTTCTGGTAAAACCAGATTTTACAGCCTGAAGAGCTTTAAGATTCTTGTCTTTAATTCTGAGTTTTTTCCTAGTCTCATCTAATGCCTTTAGAACAGAATCATTAAAATATTCTAACTGGTCAACAGTCAACTGAAGAGCAGTGTTCTTGTTATTAGAATTGCTCAGTTCATTGCTGTATGCCTTCACATTAGCCTCTGCAACTTTCCATTTATTCTGATACTGCTCTGCCTGATACCAAACAGTAGTTAAAGCAATACCAAGAACTATAATTGCCATAAGTAAATATTTGTTCATGTCTCTATATTTTGATGCAAAAATAATATATGCCCAGAATATAGTTCCTTAATAGACAATAGCTCTTAGAATATCTTTCTAAGTTTCTTATATTTTGTATTTATTTTAATGAAAAAAGTACCTTTGTACCGTGTAATACTTAGTTAATTTCTTTTTTTTCATTTGATTATTTTTCATAATAAAATGGGGAAAGGGAGCCTGTGAAGGTTCCCTTTCTATTATATATATTTTATATATATTGTGTAAAGTCAAAATCTATTTCCTTAAAGTCCATTCCTGATACCCAACTTGCAAATATCATCCCATCATATTTACTTAGATCTCCTATGATAGATAGTACATAATTGACACACTCAGGTTTGCTATGTACCTCTTCGGACAGATATCCTGCACCAGCTAGATTTATCATATAGATAATATCTCCTAAAGTAGCACCAGTAACATTAAAGTATACTTTCTTGTCAATAGAGTTCTTTATCTGTTCATTAGTCCATTTATAAATGTTTAAGTCTGAGCAAGCCTTAGCTGCCAGTTTTTCAGTAAAGTGGTTTCCATGAACATTAATGTACTCTTCCAGTCCTTTCATTCTTAGTAGTTTTGATTAATGATGCTGCAAAATTAAAAAGATTTTCTTATACAGCAAAACATTACCTGATAAATTATGTAAAATGTTGTGTTTTAGATAGTTTTAAAAATATATACTATCTGTTTTTAGTTCTACACTTTTGGTGAAAGTACAAAACTAGGAATAAAAACAATCCTGCTATGATGAAATGTAATACTAAATATCCCCTATCTGATACTGGTATACTATAGTTATCATCTACCCAACAGACTACATTATTTACTACAATATACCAAAGAAACATTCTATGATATTCACAGAATCTAAGTGTATAGGAAGCTAGCATAATGAACAGCCAAGGAATCAGTCCTACTCCTGTTAAGTAGGAGATAATACTATAGTCTATACCAAAATATGACAGGACTGTATTCAACAGAAACAATCCTGCCATAACCATAGGAATAACTTTAAGAAAACCTAAAAATAACTTATATAAGGTTCTGTTACTTAAGCTTTCCTCCACATTTGAAGGAGTTGCCTTTCGACACTTTACCTCCATTGTCATACCTTCTTTTCTTCTTTGTTACACCTGCTTTAGGTACAGCAGTCTTTGCTCTCTTTGATGCCATAATTTTCTGCAAATTTAATCATTATTTTTTAATCTACCAAAAAATCTACTGAACACTTTTCCTTTTACAGGTATCTAGTTCATCCTTGTACCAAACCTTCTCCTTGAATCCCACTCTCTTCTTACCTTCAGGAATCTTCTTTTCTCTTACCAAGTCATCAAATCTGCTTCTAGAAAGATTAAGATAGATACAAGCCTGCTCTTTACTCATTGTCTCATGTGCCACTATCCTGAGTATATCCATAGCCTGAGACTCTGATATTTCAGAAGTACCCACTTCTATCTTGTCAGCAACATCTCTCATGTATTTGACAACTAGTTCTTTCAGGCTTATCATTTCTTTGTAGATTGCTTATTTATCTGTTTCTCCTTCAGTCTTGCATCATCCTTCTGCTTCTGCTTGTCAAGAGCTAACCTATCAGTAAACTGCTTTGATTTCTCCTTAAGCTGAGCATCAAACTGTCTAGCCTGTTCAGACATCTTTTCTCTCTCAAGAGCATTTGCCTCCTCATTATCATGGTTCATCATAGCAAATCTTTGTGCCTCTGCTTCAGAATTAATCTGAGCCACAAGGAGATTATTCTCCAGTTTCTCCTGATGCATCTTGTACTGCAACTCCTGCTCCTGCTGGGCAATCATCTGCTGCATCTGAATCTTCTGCTGCTCAAGCTGATTCTGCTGCTCAAGCTGCTGTTGCTGCATCTCCTGCTTCCTCTTTTCATCATTCTCTACAAGTCTAATCTTCTCAGATAGTGACCTTGTAGTGTAGAGCTTCATCACAGTAGCAAAGCTCATACCATTCTGGAGACCTGCCTGTGCCAGCATATCAAGTTTCTGGTTAAGCTCCTGAGCACCATTGCTATTGTCTACTACCAAACCATAGTCACACTCTGCAAACTCATCACCATCAATCTCTTCAAGTAATCTGCTACCATCCTCTAAGATGAACTCAAACTTCTTCTTTCTGCCCTTTAAAGCTATCTTGGCTGTCTCAAGCAGGCACTCAAGCTCTCTCTTCTTTACACTGTCATGAATAGTAAACAGCCACTCTGTACTATGAGAAGACTGAAGAGTGGCTCTCTCAACACCTCCAACAGTTTCTCTATTAGAAATCTGGCCCATTCTCTGAGGAGTCATACCTACCAGATTACCACAATGGTTGTCTATCCAGTCAAGCAGATTAGTATAGTACATAATCTCTCCTGCCTGAGAAGCATCTACTACACCACTGGAAGCATTATTCAGACCACCTGCCAGCTTACCTGTAGCAGCACCATAGTCACCCTCTTTGAAAGAGTTCTCTACAGCAATACCATTAACATTAATATAGTAAAGCCATTTATCTGCATCCCATCCTTTAGGCACCTTGGCAAAGTCTAGCCTGATAACCTTACCTACATTCTTGGCTATAATTTTGTTAAGCCTGTCATGTATAATATCATAGAGATAGGCATAGGGTTTCATGATGTCTACCATGCTGTATGGCTCGTCTCCATTGCTAGTATAGATACTGCCAATAATACCAAAATGACACCTTGAAGGGCTGCTCATTCTATTGTACTGAACAGGTCTTGGCCTCATATTAACATAAGTATCCTTACCAATCTTAGTACCTTCCCATGCCTCATTAACCCAGAATATCTGCTCTTCTTCTCCCTTGTCAGGATCTATGATATAGTTCTCAGGATAGAAATCAATCATCTCCTCTCCTGTCTCAGGGTCAAAACTCTTTACCTTCTTAATCTTTCTCCTTGACTTCCAGAAGACTCTCAGCACTCTGATATTGCCATTGGTGTCATAGGGCAACTTAGTATCATACTCTTGGAACAACTGTCTTGGAACTGCTACTGCATCACCGGCTGTCCAGTCTTCTATATGATACCATTCATACCTTGGGTCAAGATTATCCATTGAATCTGTCCAAGAACTATTGTTGCTTCCTGTGAAAAGAGTTTCTTCAAGAGCCTTTAGTTCTTTGCCTGACAGCTGGTCTCCATAGACATCATGTATCTTACCCAATCCCCAATACTGCTCAATGACTATCATGTCTGCATCCTCAATATGATTGGATACACCTGACCTGATAATCCTGACTTCTCTAGGATCTAGCTTCTCTACATAAGGCTCGCCTCCAACAATATCATTAAGGTACATCTCTTCACCTACAGTATAGCCATCCTTGAATCCTGCATTAAACAATGTAGAAATCTCTAGCTCCTGAGTATAGTGATTAAGTATCCTATTACCTCTAACTTCTCTCTTATCCTGGTACTCAAATGTAAAGTAATCACTCAGCTTTTGAAGTTCCTGTTGAGCTTCATCCTCACTCTGAGAGGTATCCATAACCCATTGCTGAAGTCTCTGATTAACCAAGATATTTTTCTCTTCTTCTATCTCTGAGATAGCATTGGGATTAGTAACTACAAGTCTATAATCAAACAATCTATGACTCTCTTCTCCTTCAAGTACTTTCAGTTTAGCATTAATCATAGAGTAATGCTGTATCTGGTCTGGTATGAAGGAAGCATCAATACCATAAGGATTGACTACTAACTTCATATCTTCCATGTATATCTTACCATTCAGAAGGTCATAGTTAATCTTCATGTCTTCAACTGACTTTCTGGTCACATGATAATGCAAGAAACTGTAGCTGTCAGCAAAGTCAATTACCTGCTTTCTCCACTTCTTATTCTTCTTGCTGAAAGGCAGTTGTTGCGAGGGAAATCCTCCTAGTGCAGTATATGCCATAAAAACAATCTTTTATATTTCTGAATGCAAAAATACAAAGCCTTAGACTTATAGTCTAAGACCTAATGAAAGCCCTTAATTATTCAAACCCCAGCTATTATTTGTGTACAATAGAAATATATGTTTTCTAACTTTGCAGTACTAAAGAAAGAATGTTATGAGCACAAGTGGAATTGAACAAGGCCTTTCACAGAAATGGAAAGATGGTCTCAACTATGGAATGGCTGGGTTTTTGATATTGACGGCAGTTATCCTTGCATTTGTTTCCTTCATTATCACACTGACTGTAGGCACAGGAGTGATAGCATGGGGAGGCTTATCAATGGGAACTGCCTTAACTCTTATTGGTGGTGGCATGTACTTCCATAACCAGTTAGTTACATTTGAGACCAAAGCCAACAGGAAGATAGAGGAAATGTCTGCCCAAGTGGAAAAGGAGTGTAAGAAAATAGACACACACAGAAGCAGGTATGCCAAAGAGAAACTAGTAGAGCCAGAGGTAGAAGATTATTTTAGCACTGACATAGAGGAGGAAGAA